GCTTCACGCCTTGGCCGAAGAAACTGATACGTACCTTCTCTCCTGTCTTGAACTCCCTTGAGTTCTTCGGCAGATAGATTACGTATGAGTACTGCTTGACGTCTCCGTTCGGGGTGGTTATGGTGTTAGCCTGTCCGTTGGGGACTGCGTCACACTTGCTGTAATCACTCCATTCTGGCTGTCCCTGATGGAAGTTTCCGTCCTCGTCCTCGTAGGACTCGCCTATCGAGAGGACTTCCAGACGGTGGGGCATCATCTTCAGTACTGCCATATCAGGGTAAGAGTTCAACCGTCGGCTCGGACTCCTTGATTTCATCCTCACCGAAAGACTTGTATATCTCGTTGGCTCTCTTGATGAACTTCTTCTTCATCTCATCGCTTGGTACACCGACCGACTTGTCAGCTTCTGAGAAGTTGACAGCCTGGACGAGTGCCACGAGGCAGTCAGCGAAGCAAAGGAGGTATTCCTGACTATTGGCGATCTCAGTAGTGTACTGCTGAGTCCCGATACCGCCTTGGGAATCAACGAATCCTCTCTTGATGAGCTTGTTATCAATCTTTCCCTCCGGCAGGGGGTAGATGATGTCATCTATCAATGCTTCTCTGACCGTCTTCATGACTCATCGTTTTTAGGCGTTGGCAGCCTGCTTGACAGTAATCTCGGCTGTTCTCTCACCGATGGTCAGAGTAACAGTGCCTGTACGTGCAGGAGCGCTGTCCACAGAGTTAGCAGCCACCTTGATGGTAATGGTCTTACCGTCAATGGTAGGAGTAATCCAAGCAGCATCACCTGCATCTACCGTAGCAGAAGCAATGTTTTCGTTATCATTGGTGGTGACAGCGACGGTCTTACCAGTGGCGTCCTCGGTCTTGGCGAACTCAAGGAGAGCCGGGTTGACGATAGGCCAGTAAACCAGACCCTTGAACAACTTGGCCTCCATCTTGTCGCTAAGAGCGTTGATAGCCTTCATCAGGTTGGCATCTGATATGTTGCTCTCCACATTGAAGTTCTTACCCAATGCGTTGTAAGCAGCGATGACCTCTGACTTAGTGTACTTCTTACCGTCAATGGTGATATAGCTGTCGTAAGTATCAGCTTCCTCGGCATCCTCATCCACTACGTATGCGTTCTGGATGTCGATAGTGTAAATCTGGTCAACGTTCTCGATGACAGGAATCACGAGAGCCTGGCCGTCTGTATGCTCGATCAGCGGACCTGTGGTCGAGTACTTGGATATCAGCTTGTAGTCATCCACAACCTGATACTCAACACCGTCAACAGGATGATTGGCCTCTGCCAGTGTACCCCAAACAAGTGAACCGACCATCTCTGTGGTGAGGAACACCAGCTTGTTGGCGTTGTACGGCTTCACAGGATTGCGCTTGCCGTTCTTCTCGAAGACAACGGTACGGTCAATCTTGAGGAACCTTATGCCACCGAACTCAGCAGCGAAAGCCTCGTCAAATGCTTCAGGATTGGGAACTGACAGGGTGGTGTTCTCATCGAACATCTGGCCCTTGCTGGAGGCAACAAGCTCACGAGCCCAGCGTTCCTTACGCATTGCGCGGTATGTTGACAGGGCGATAGCGATAGTGGTGATTGTGTCACCATGTGCGTTAGCCTTGTCGATGACGCGCTCGATGTCATCACGGCCGATATGACCGAGGACCTCAACGCCGAAGTGGTTGCCGGGGAACTTGTCATAACCGAAGTCAACACGCAGAGCGGTGCCAGTGTTATCCTCATCCTCAACGGCAATCACACCGTCTGAAAGTGCAGTTAGGAAGTTGGCCTCGTTCTTCTCGTCGATACCTACAGAGCAGTAAACGGCATCATCAGCGAGACGCTGCATGATACGGCGCTTCTGGTTGGCAGCAGCAGTCTCGTTACCGCTGTTGACAGCCATCTGGTACTGGGCCTCCATGAGGTTAAGGGTGTTGATGTCAGTCTCACCTCTCTTCTTCTCCATACCTACCTTAGGCAGCTTGCCGTTGGATGTGGCAACGGAATCACGCTTCTTCACAGGCAGGGGTGAATCCATAGCTACCATGTCGGCAGCTACATATACTGTATTGGCACTTGTGCCTTCCCACTTCTGATCAACACTGAACACAGGGTTCAGCATGGTCTTGTGAAGATAGGTCAGCTGCTTGCCGTTATTCACCTTGGTGGTGATAAACAAAGCCAGTTTGGGCCACAGGGCCATCACAAACTGGATAAACAATGACTCTTTCATAGTCTTTCAGTCTTTAATGGTGGAACATTAGTCGTGCATGAAATGCAGGTCCGGGAGGGCTGACTTCAGAGCCGACTTTATCGAATCAATCGGATATGGACTGGCCACATCGTTGACCTCACCAGCGTACATGATACCTACGAAAGGATAGTCAACAGGCTTGGTAGCCACCACTACGCCCACATACTCGTGGTTTGCAGGCAGAGAGTCGTATGCCTTACCGCCTTCGGCTACAGGCATAGGCTTGTAGTCTGTCTCGTCGGTAGTGCTACGGATAACAATATGTCCAGCCTTGATGCACTTCAGGTCAGCAGGGAAATTGGACATATCAAGGGTACGGCCTCCTTTGATGCCGGAGCCATACTTGCGGATCACGATAGAGTCATTAGCTGAATCTATGTGAGTGAACTCGCTGTTCAGATTTGCTTTTGCACCCATAGTTGTTAATCATTTTGTTTTTTCCCGCCAGCGAGATCCACTATTTCATCATCGCTAAGCGCTTCAACTTTGTCTTTGTTGGACGGCTTCTCATGAGCATTGACAGAAGCCAGACCGAGCTTTCCGAGTCCGGCATTGGCTCGCTCCTGGTTCAGCTCTTCGAGATCGTCCTTCACGCTGTCCAGATAATCTTCAAAGGCGTCATCGTCCTCGAAGGTCATAAGGTTGAACTGCTTCATCACAGACTTTCCGAACGTGCCAGTGTCCTTGACGACTTCAAGAAGTCTCTCCTTGCGGGATTCCTTCTTACGGTCACCGTTCAGTCCATCGATGCTCTTCTTCAGTTCGGTAATGGTGTTACCCATTTCCCTGATTTGCTTCATGAACGCATCCTCTTTCCGATTTTTCTTGTTGGTCTTGGCGCTATTCTTCTTGTTGTTCCTGCGTGAGCCGGCATCGTCATCATCGTCGTTGTCGTCATCATCGTCATCGTCTTCGTCATCATCATCGTCATCATCGTCATCTTCACGATGGCGGCGGTTGTTCTGGCGTGACTGCTGAATAGCTCGCTGGGCGCTGGACTGTCCCAACTTAAGGAATGGTATAGCCGCTTCGATCGCCTCATCAATGGCTGCGTCTATATCCTCTTCCGAGGCATCATCTTCGAGTTTCAGATTACCGTCAATGCTGAGGGCGGCACTCTCCAACTCTTTTCTGCTGTAACCGAACGCCTTTACTTTCGTTTGCAGCTTCTGGAAAATCTTTCTCTGTCTTTTGTTCATTGTGATGAAGATTTGGTTAAACATGAGCGTTGCCCGAACGCACCTTAACCATCCAGAGACAGGTTTTCACTGCGTATGTGCATACGCTTTCACAACAAAGATATGCCAATGTGTTTGAAAATAACACACTTTCAAGGTAAAAGGAAATGTTTTTGTATCTACAACTCCAGTACAAACTTTGAGCTATATTTGCAAAAAATCATTTCATATGGACACCAAACCTATCTGGCTGAACGAGGCTGAATCACGACCAAACGACCTTATAAAAGTATCTAAGGCAAGTCTCGAAAAACGATACATCAAGTATGCTGTTATACCGGAAAGACTGTTCTTTGCCGAACCAGACTCCAACGGCAATTTCATCCTTCCTGCAAAAAAGATACTCTCCATGGAAAAAGAACTAATCAAGAAGATGAGGGACGAGCAGCTACTGAAGGAATGCGCTGAGCGAAACAACAAAGGAAACGAACTGGAGAAAAACGGCCAGATCATAGAAGCAATCAAGATATACGAAGAAAACATAAAGCCCGGATGCTATCCAGCAATGCATTCATTCGATAGGCTCCTGGTGTTATACAGACGCAACCTTGATTATAAAAACGAAATGAGGGTATGCAAAAGAGCTATAGCCGTTTTCAAAGGAGTGGAGAAATATGCAATCCGACTGGAGAAGATTCAAGAACTGATAGGGAAAAACGAAAGTGGCCTCTAACCCGAAAGCTAAAGGCCACTTCCTATAATATGAATACCTGTCAGTATGCCAGAAGATTGCTCTTGAAAATCTTTACCTGTTCCGAACTCCACAAATAATCACTTAGCACCGTCTTTCCAGTGGAGTTCTTGGCCATTATGGAAAAATAGTTACCTTGCTTCCTGACCTTGAAACTTTGGTCGTTCAGGACATCACCGACCTCATCGGAGGCCACTATCTCTCCGTCTTTGGTGTCCTTAAAGAAAATCCAGCAATCATAAAAGGGGATTCCAGATACGTTAGTAACCTTCATCATGTCCTTGTCGTCATCCTTCGAGCATGACGAACAGAGCAAACCCACCGTCAGGGCCAAAAGCATTATACAGATAAACCTTTTCATAATCTCCTATACTTAATGCCACAAAGATAGTGATTACTTCATTTCAATGGATGCTTTCTGTATAAGTCGAGCCAGTAATCCCTCCACTTCATGGCAATATCATACGTTATAGACAGACTCCTGGCCTCTTTCTCTATATCCTTTCTGGGGGTTGACTTATTGCATACAAGCCATAGGCACCCGGCCCTCAACCTTTCATCCGCTTCTTTGCTTATAGTAAACTCAGAAGCCATCTTCTCTGTCATCTGTTCTGCCATACTGCAAAGATATTATTTCTTTTTCATCCCTACATACTGGTGCAAATAATCCATTCTGGCCTGATCATCTAAGTCGATGAAGCCAGGCCATGACGTGCCATCAAGCAACCTGTGGCCGTATTTCTTCGATGCCAGATAGTTCATAGGAACAAAATCCTTCCTACATTCTGAAAGATAGCGGAGTATGTCATCAAGCTCATCCTGAGTGATTTTCTTCGCGTCAAACGCACTCTCAGCAATCGATTTGACGAACGACTTCCTGTTACAGCAGAATCCGAACTTGGCCCATACATAACCTCCTGCATCCAAATCCGCATCAACGGAAACCCTCTTGACTCCCATTCTCTCATATTCCTCGAACAGGCTTCTGATGACCTTCTTGGAAATACCTTTTCCCTGCAGGTCCTCTGGTAGGATAAAGGTGTCATGATGAACCTCTATGGATTTTCTGCCTCCTATCTTCTCATGGTAGAACGTCCTCGTCATCGTCATTTGACCTTTACCTCCTACACCTTCGTAATGCAGGACAGCTGTGTCGCCAGAGGTTAAAAGGCTCCTTCTGGTTATCTCTATACCGCCGCTTTCGCAAATGCCATTAAAGGACTCATCAAAGCCTAAGATGTCAAAGCCGTTCATGGCGCTCTTATTATATGCTTCAGGGGTGATGCCTTGCAGTTCAAATCCTCTGTCTGCGAGCTTCTGCATCAGATCTTCCGACATGGCGAACTGCTCCTTGACAGCCTCCACATATTTCTCGTTATCCTTATACCAGTAGGGTAGTGTGCCTCTTTCTTCAGCAGCCTCTATTCTCTCCTTATTGGCCATTATGTAGTCCTTGAAACCCTGCGGAGTATCTGTGATAGGGTTAGGTTCAGCCTCACCCCAGAACTCTTCTTCAGACTGGAGTATCGGCACCGTATAGCACATGCAGTTGGGATGCCAGCCCAGGAACTCGAAGTCCTTGGGATAGTCACCAGCCAGCTGGTCGCAGATATCCGGCTTGTGTCGGCCGTTCTGTGTGAGTTTTACCTTGAATCCGAGGATGAAGTCAAGATGCTGCCACCTCTCGCGTTCGGCTGTCCTATAGGCCATGTTTATCTCGGAACGTGCCAGGCGTATGGAACGATACTCGCAGTCGGCAGCGTTGACAGCCTTGCCATACTTTTCTTTATAGTCCTTCTGGAGCCTTGGGAAGTCAAGCAGGTATTTGCTCAACCGCTTGCTGAGTGTGACAGCGCTCGTTCCTTTCTCTATGGCCGACGAAATGGCGTATTCCATTTCCGTCTTGTAGTCCTTGGACTGGTTCCATAGTTTCTGTGACAGGCTCATGCCCTTGTCCTTCCTACGCTGGAAGGCTTTTAGAGCATCGCTGTTGGTCTGGTAATAGACCTTATGTTTCTCTCCGTGTGCCTTGGAGCCGTAGAACTTGAGGGTCTTGTCAACGAGCAGATCCTGCACAAGGTTACTCTCCCTCCATTCCTCAGATGTCCCGGTATAGACAATGGACCTGATGCTGCTGACAAAGGTGGACTGGACTTCCTCGAAAGCCTTCTTCGTTTCCGGAAAGTCAGAAAAACGGAAAGGCGCTTCGCCGTTGTAACCACTACGAAGCACCATTCTCGCAATCTCGTCATTCAGCGTGTCATATACCTTCTGAACCTTTACGGCATAGGCATTCAACCTGCTGAAATGGGCGATATACTTAGCTTTGTTGTTTATCCCCTTGGGCTTGGCCATCAGTCTCCTCTACCATAAGATATACCTTAAGCTGCCCTGAGACCTCATACCCTCTGCCTACCTTCTCAACCTTGAAGTCGAACATGTCATGCTTGTCAAGATAAGCAATGATGTTGCCTCTTATCCGTGCCTTGGCTTCGTTTATGACATCCTGCCTGGCCTTGGTAAGTGATTGTTTCTTACCGTCCTTGACCCTGTAGTCGTTGACGTCATTCTTGTTAATCACGTAGGTCATACCTATCTTGTTCGGCTTGTACTTGGTCACGCAGCCGTAATCTACATCCGGGTTGAGCCTCTTGGCCAGCGATGCAAAGAAAATCGCAAATCTCTTACTCATATCTATTCGATTAAATCGGGTTCCGGCATATACTTCAAACGATAAGCAGGTAGCGAGGTCAGTCCGTTCATGATGGCCTTGCAGATCCTGTGATAACCGTCTGCCACCTGTCCTGTGTCATCCAGTATGATAGGATAGGAGAGGTCTGTATTCTCGCACCGCTTCATCTGGTATATGAACTCACCCATGTCACTCAAGTCAAAGGGCGTGCTTGTCAGGTTGAACGTGCATAACGGATAGTCGAACAAAACGCACTGCTGGTCTTTCACAGCCTGGGCGAGAGTCGTGGCCATCCATATCTTCTTGCCTCTTACATACCTGCTGGCCTCGAACGTCAGGGTCTCTATTTCTACCTTGGGGTATTTCATTCTGCAGAGCCCGGACCAAACATGCTATTCACTCTGTTCTCCAGAGTAACTTCCTCCTCGCGTTTCAACTCCTCATAGGTGGTTTCAGCGTTATCGGCTACACCTGCCTTACGTATGGACTCCTCATGAGTTATCAAAGGCTTGTCACCGTTGGCTGTCATCCACTTCTCAATCTCATACTTCTCATCATTCTGGATGAACGGAGTGATGATATGCTCAACGTCAATCTCGTCTATCTCCTTCTCCCATGAGACGTTCATCTTCTTCAGGAATGCCTTGATGACGTTACACTCGCGCTCCAGGAACTCAACGATAGGGCCGACCTCCTCACCGATACGCAGGTGAGCGTCAGTGAACAGGGTCTGTCTCGCGTCATAACCTATGTTACCCAAACCCTTCATAGCCTCAAACGAGACATCCGGCATCTGACCCTGCATGAAGTACATGCTCTTCATAATCTCCATGTGGTACTTGATGGCATCGATGGACTGCTGCCATGCGATATACGACATATCACCACCGTTCTTCAACTGGTAGTAACGTCTGGCCTCGCCCATGTTCTCGTTCTTGCCGACGATCTCACCGACTATCTTCAGTACAGGTGAGGCGTTATAGGCAATCACACGGCTGGCTCTTGACAGGGTGTATTCCATCTCCTTTCTCAGGATGCTTAGACCGTCATAGACTGGCAGGGGCCTCCAGAGGTATGAGCCCGGAATCTTCAGCAGGATAATCTCCTCACCGCTCTCTTTGGTGCCGTCCTCGGAAACGGTGAACTTGACCTCTTCCCAGCCACCCTTGGAGCCTGCATTGCGCTTCCACAGGTAATGCCTATCTGCCGTGTAGGTCTCGAAGTAGGTCGTCTTAAGACTTCCTTCCTTCTTGGTGTACTCAAAGGACATGGCCAGCATATCATCCATCTCATCGATGTAGGGATAGAGCTTCACTCCGTCCATCGGTGAGAACGTCTTGCACTTGAGCTTATACTGGCTGTTGAAGCCATATAGGGTGTTCTCCTTCTTGACAGCGTACCACAGCGTGAATATCTCGCATGACGCATAATAGGCCAGACCTCTCTTGAGGTTTACAGAGTCGATGCGAGCGTGCTTATAGATAGCCTCCATAGCCCTAACAATGCTCTTTCTCGTGTCGTTGTCATCGACATTGTGATAGACACGCTTGACAGGAATGGAGAACGTATATTCGTTATAACGTCTGGCCAGCAGCTGCTCCAGACCGAGAGGGATTCGTGACGCTTTTTCCGTCACTCCGTCAGAGCGAACCCTGTCTTTGATGTTGATTACATCCGTCAAAATCTCATGCTTCATGGGGTCATAAAGCTTGATGAGTTTGCCCCAATCCGGGACATCGACTGACTTGGTTTTCAGGAAACTGATAACGCTGTTGATATCATTCCCAGACGTGAATAGAGTAGCAAATTCCAACATGGCCTATATGTTTGATAGGCACAAAGATACAAAAGTGTTTGAAAATAACACACATCTTGTAAAAAAATTGGCCATCTTCACAGACAGCCAATCCAAATGTTGAGAAACAACAGTATCGCGTGAACTGGGAAATCACACGATTATCCTACAAACAATACTTCATGCAAACAATATCCTTTGCCTTGCTGATATACTCATCCGTGTCTATTCCGATGCTCTCATAGAACGAGGCATTACCCGACATGCACTCATGGGCGATCTCGATGGTCCGCTTCTCGTCAGCACTGAACCCAATCCTGAACTTGGATATTATGGCCAGTGCCTCCTGAAGCTTGCCGTTCCTTAACAACCCTATCGCCTCGTCCGTCTTGCTCATGGCTCGTAGAAATCAGCGTCACACACATCAGTCGCAAGACCGAAAGCCGGAGAAGACGAGAAATAGGATGAGTCCTGCCACTGGACCACATATCCATGTGGAAACTCGTCATCGAGGAACTTCTTGACCGCCTTCTCGTCCTCATCATCCAATCCGCTATAGTCACCGTACTCTATGGCGCATACAGCGTAAACCGGGATCCTGTATCGTCCTATCAGTTTCATATCCTCAGCAGCATTTCCTCGATAAAGTCAAAGTCAACTCCCATGTCAAGCATGGCGACCTCCATGTCTTCCATTGTAAGGTCACCTCTGCTTGCAAGGTCTCTCAGGTAATCAGCCTCATCAGCTATGATTACATCTGCCTGGTCTGCGTTGCATCCGCATCCGTGAGCAACCATATCAGTCAAACACTCTCTTGCCATATCTTTCAATTCTTGGGGTAAACAAACTTTCCGTATCTAAACGTGGTACCGAAGGGTACCAGATCAACCTCTGGAGCAGTCTCTATATAACTCATTCCATAGAAGCAGGAGTTCAGGTTCATCCTCACTGGCTTGAGTTCGTAGTTGTCAATGTCAATCACCTTCTCATGTCCCATATCCCACACTCCGAGGCCGTTATCCTTACACAACTTGACCACCTCGTCAAACTGCATCCGCTTCTGCCTTATTCCGAGGGTGGAAGCATATACCAACGCTGTAGTCACTGACATACTCATTCGATTACCAGGTTCTTCATTTCGTTCTCATCGAACGTATAACCCATATCGCCCATCTCCCTTATGGCAGCTTTCTTGGCTCCTGCCGGAGTCTTGTAAAAGCTTCCTATTGAAAACCAGTATTCACCATATTCAAGGGCGAAAACCATAATCTGGTCCTTGCGTCCACCGTTCAGCATGAACTTGACCGACTTGTTGTCTGAATTGTTACACTTGATTGTCACCATCGCTGTATCATTTTAGATTAAGTCAAAACTTTCACCGAACATAACTCTCATAAGTGAACCAGAGCTTTCAAATGACAGGTCGTGTGTGTCAAACACACTTTTGCCATTGATGTGGCTCTTGAGCTGCTCTTTGTTCTCCATAGCCTCCTGCTCATCCAGTTCTACCCATTGGCTGAAATCAGAGTCTATACCATGACATTCAAGCACATCCTCATCCAGATAAGCTATGTCAGGCATCGTGTCGATAACCTTACACAGACACTTTTTCAACCTGTCATCATCCGGATTTCTCTTATAGGCGTTGATGTACTCCATTGCAGACTGAATACTCATTTGCAGCTGCTCTTTCTTTTCCATTGTGGGGGATTCAATTACTCTCATTGCTCTCAACGTTTTAGGTTGTTGTTTCTCACAAGTAAAGATAAACTTTTTGATTGGATTGACAATACTTAAGTGCCTAAAAATCAACCTTCTATACTGGCTTTACCTTTATTTAACAGACGCAGAAAAGGTGCCATCGCTAACTTCACAGTCAACGATGGCAGAGCAATGATGCAGTCAAAGAACTGCATAAGAAACGCTACAAAGATATGTCAAAAAAACGCATGTTACAACAAATCGTCAAATGTCTCATTCTCAGATATATCAACAGAGTCATGCGGATAGAACGTGTTGGCCAGCGCATCGAAACGGTCCGGAGAACGTCCGAGACGTTTCTTTATTTCCTCCTTGGGTTCTATGATGATGTCTCCGTTGCTCTGGAACTTCCAGTGTATCTCCGTACACTCTTGCATGAACAGGTCATCTGGAGGTATGGCCGGCTCTCTTCCGTTCTGCGGATCCAGCCAGTCCCTCACGGCCCAGAACAGGTAAGCCCTCATGTTGGCGAACGTTCTCACCTCAGTCATATCCGACAGGCCGCTTGCTCCCTCGCTGAACTTACATGAAAAGGCGTTCCTGTAACCCAGTTCCCGGAGTCTTGAATATACTCCAGCACCTTCACCAATGGTATCGATGAACGCCTTGTCCTCCTTCTTGACCAGCGAGGATGAGACCATACCAGCCACGTGCATATGGTCGGCCACTCCTCCTGAGTCATGCACCTCTAACGGCTTGACGAAACTTCCGTATCTCTTTGCCACCACAGAACAGTCTCGACCCATGCCAGCGACATCACATCCTATACGTCCTGGCTTCCTCGGCTCGAAGTCATCCTCCATGAGTTCGATGTATCTCTGGTTGGCCAGCATCACCCACTCATAAGGAATCAGGATATCCTTCGATACCCTCGGAGGCAAGCCCAGCACCTTGACCCTAAAGAGGTCATTGGGCCTGTAGCATCTGTCCTCAAACCAGAAGTCACCCTCACCTTCGTTGAAGTCCTCCGGCTTTATTCTCAGGCACCATGTCTCGACCTTATCCTTGACCCACTCGTAATCGACCTGTCCCGGTATGACGATCTTCTTCTTGACCACGTTCTCGGCATTCAGGGAGTTGAGCCTGAAATGCTTGAAACGCTCCGATGTCATGGACTTGGCCGCATAGCCAGTGGTCCTGTTGAAGTTGAACGCAAGGAACAATCTGGAGTTACCCTGCAGGTTACCCTCGATGGCGTTGAATACCGTGTCCGACACACCAGTGGCCTCAGTGACCACGAACATGATGTTCACAGCATGAAGTCCTGACCATGCCTCTGTGTTGTCATCACCCGACTTGAAGCCAGTAAGGAACCACTCCTCATGGTCCGTCCTTATGTCGTACTTGACCAGCCTTCCCGGTAAGACACCAGCCGACTTGAACAGACGCCTGACTTCAGGTGACATGATATTTCCGACCTGTCTGTCCGTAGGGGCCGTCATGATAACCTTGGTGTTGGCCACCAGCTTACCGTCCTTCCACCTCGGAGTCAGATACAGGAAACAGACAGCAGCTACAGCAGCTACGAAATCCTTGCCTCTCGATGTGCCGGAGGCGCATGACACACGTTTGTTGTTCTGGATGGCACGCAGCAGCTCCTGCTGCTCCGCATCAAGCTTGGCATGAAGGACCTGTCTGGCAAACAGACACCAATCGGCTCGCCATGCCTTCATTCGCTGCTGTCGCTTGGTGAGGTTCATTCTTCGTCGTCATCCTCAACTGACTTCATCAGTTCCTCGAACTGGTTGAGATTGATGTCACTCTCCGTCTTCTCGATGTAACCGCGCTTCTTGCCCTTGGTCTTAAGATAGAATATCAGGCAGTTGGTGTCTCCGTCATTGATATGGGATATCAGCTTGCTCTCCGCGAAGTCAAGCAGCTGCTCGTCCTTCTCATCCAGCAGTTCCGCCAACTTGGGACGCTTCTCTTTCCATTCGTAGAACGTCTTGCGTGAAATGTTCAACGCCGTACAGGTCTGGGAGACATTACATCCCTTCTTGCCGTACGTCTCAGCAATCAGTTTGTCTGCAATCTTCTTTGCCATATTATTCGCTTTCTAATTGTTTCTTCGCCAGTTCCAGTATCTTGCTGAAAGCGATATTGGAACTCTTGACGCCATATTTCTTCTGCACCTCCTTTATCAGGTTGAGCATGAAGTCCTCCGTATTCTCCTGATCGGCAATGACCACGAGTTCACTATTAGTGAAGTCCTCCTTGACTATACCCATCAGTTCCTGCAGAGTATCGATATCCTTCTTGTACAGGATGAACGACACGTTGTAATGCTCCGACTCAGGAACTATGCTGCTCGAAAAGACAGGCACGCTCTGTATCTGGTCGATGTCGATATGAGCAAACTTCTTGAAGTCAATCGAATGAATCTCATTCAACATGCGCTTCAGGATACCCAAGTTATCCTGTCCGTGCAACGAGTTATGTGACAGCTGTGTGGCTATCTTTTCGTCATCCGTCAGTTCCTCATCCTCTACATAGAGGCATCCCACCTCCGGGATGCACAACTTCTTACAGGCCTTAATCCTGTGGTGGCCGGATATGATGATGTACTTGTCATCCTCTCTCCTATGCCATAATGCAGGGGCGCTGGAAAGCCCACCTACACGTATGTTGTCAACTAACTGGTCGAACTCCTCATCCGACATCTTGTTGGCGTTCTCCTTTGCATCGAGTATCTTCGATATGTCTATTTTTGCATATTTCCACTCTCTCATTTCTTCATCTTTCTATAGGTGTTGATAATATCGTCATAGTCGCCCACAACGCCGAACTCCGAGGTGTAGATGAGGCTACCGGGCTTGCTGCGCTGTTTGTCCTTATTGAACACTCCCCTGTATTTCATCGACACAGGGTTCTGGGTATATACCTTCGTGTACAAGGTCTGCACCTCGCTTCTTATCCTACGCTGTAGAATCTTCTTGACCAGCTTCGACTGGATGCACAGCAGAATCAGCTTGCTCAGACGGAACACGTTGTTATTGGTGTTGAAGTCACTCAACAGCCACATGTCAAACTCATCCTCCTTGGAGTACATGAATCCGAAACCGCCAAGGCAGAACTCTTCATAGAACACCACGAAAGCGAACCGAGGGGGCGTGACCTTATGGACTTTCTTGATGAATATCTCCTGCAACTGGTAGAAGTCCGAGGGACTGACAGAACAGATCTTCAACTTGCTGCTGTCATCTATCACCAGGTTATCTGCAGGAACCTTGACAGCGAAACTCTGGAACGCCTTCAACTTGTTCGTTATCGGTGGGGATGCCAAAGGGGAGTCTGTGGAGTAGAATATCACCTGTCCGTTCCTGGCTATCTTGTGCATCGGCAGGTAGTCATTCCTGCTCAGCATCATGAACGTCTTGTCCTCCGGGATATCCTGAACGAGGTTGTAGTAATCCGCTTTCAGTATCTCGAAGTCACTCCTGTAGTCGCTTTTGCGCTTAAGCTCATGTACCGTGCTTCTCGCCTTGGGGTTGTTACCAATCTGGTAGAAGATTGTCACATTATCCCTTATAGCATCATTGACCGTTCCGCGCACGTACTTGCAGTGCATGAACAGATCCACCAGCCCCTCGGCTGTCTTGGTCATCCTGTCAATGGAGTCATCCAGTTTCGACATGTACGCCTCCAGTTCTTTCTTGGCATATTCGCTGTCCGAGGTGTAGCGTCTCAACCTGTGGAACAGGAACAGGCATATCAGCTGCATGGCCGGAGTACCGTCATTGTACTTCTCTATCCACTCGTAGTTGTCGTTATAGTGGATGACCAGGTTCTCCCTGCATATCCTGTAGATTATGTCATTCAACTCATCATTGTTATAGACCGTCACCTCGTATTTCTTATACAGGTTCAGTTCCGCGCTGAAAAGGGCTGGGTTGACCGTTGCCAGCTTGTCCGTATGGACGTTGTCCGTCAGGACTTTTAGCATCTTGGACGTCAGAGGAACTTCCTTGCCTATCATGCAATCCGCATAGACCTTCATGTCACCCACGAACACAAGACAGGGTACGTGTACCGGGGCCTTGCCGTGAATCTTCAACTCCGACAGGAAAGCCTCCATGCTGTCTATCCGTCTGTATTCCTCTATGTCATGCGTCAGGGCGTAGTCCACAAACCTGTATGCGAACAGGATGCAGTTATACAGCGTCTCCACGTCATAGGTGGCGTTGAAGTTCCTGAACTCTATCGTCTTTCTCTTGAAGTATGAGGCTACATTCACGATATGCCTCATGTAGCCTTTCTTGTTCGAGTTGACAAAGACGTTCCAGAACGCATCCATGCTTCCGGCGTTCATAGCTGCCTCATAGAACTGGAGGTTAGGGGTTGGCAGGTACCAGCTCTCCTCGTTCCACTCCTCCAGATCAGAATACTCCTTGATGAAACGTCCAGTATAGTAGGAGAGGGCGAACAGGCGTTTCAGTCCGTCAAGGTCAAGGTCATCTATCCCTATATGGACATGAATACTGCAAACCCATGTGACACGGCCACCGGCCCTGATGATATCCTCATAGACGAAACGCAAGGCATCCTTGGCGTAGTGCGATAAGGTCAGGGGCGGTGTGTTCACTTCACCTCCAAAATTGGAGGTTCTGGAACTTCTGGTACCATCGTTGTTCACGATACCGTCCTCCGACTTACTCCACTCGAATCCCTCCGGCAGCGTGACATCAGACTTCACGACATCGGCAAACTCTATCTCCAGACCGAATGTCCTCTTCGATATCGGGGTGCTATACAATGACTCGTTCTGCATATCTTAACTTAACCAGTGATTTGTAATTGGGCCTCATCGAGACCTTCATTCCTACGTGCAGATCCTTCACACCATCGTCTTTCAGGAACATGGAGTACTCACTTGAGCAGTCACAGAAATAGGCACCCATTCCATTCATGACGCACTTGTCAGGTTCAGCGAGTGAATAACCGCAGTCAATGATGAACTGGCTTCTCTCAGGATAGACTCCGACAATCTCCGACTCTATCTCCACCGAACATTCTCCGAAACGTCCCTTGTCCTCGACAAAGGGGATTGTGCCGAATATCATGTACTCGCCAATCCTAACGTCACGGACGAAACCAGGCAGGGAAAATCCTCTATCAAGCCAGTAGCTTCCTCCGAGACTGATAGAGGTTATGACGTCCTTGAGACTCCTCCAGATGAAGTCAAGCCTCTCATCACTCGGATGCTTCTCGTTGAGGCATCCTGACGTTATCAGACCATACACCTCTACCTTTTCGAACTCCCTCAATAGCGATGCAAGCTCATAGGCCGATGAAATGCACAGTCCCTCGCGGTTATCCTCCGCATCGATGGGGATGTAGAACCTGCTTACTCCTATGGCCATGCACCTGAACGCATCTGCTGCAGTGGTCACTATCGCACCTGAGTTATGCTTTCCGCACTTGCCTACCGAATAGCATACCGAGCCCGGTATGTCCATTCCGAAGATGTCACCCTTGAACGTCTCATTGACGAGGGGGTGCATATAACTATAAAAGTCCTTGAACATCAAGGACACTTCCGTACTGACCATAGACTTGGCTCGTTCTATGTTGTCATTCAGCTTCTGTTGGTATATCTTCAACCTCATACCTGTAGATATCTCTTTCGTATTCTATGCTCGCATGTCTTCTGAACTTGAATCCGCACTCCATGAAGTTATGGATGCTGTATGTGTTGGCAGGCGCCACCATGGTGAACACCTCCTTAATGCCCTTGCTCGTCAGGGCCTCTATGTTCTTCTTGAGCATCAGCAGCTGGAGTCCGTAACCACGTCTCTCCGGGCTGACGAAACACTTGTCTATGTAAGCCGTTCCGTATTCAGTGGGATAGGCAAGGGAGTAGGCCAGCAGCTTGCCATCCTCGAAATAACCGAAACTGCAACCGTTGCTGATACTCTTGACTATATCGAGGTAACTGGAGCGCATACACAATTCCGGGTTATCCAGATGATACATTTCCATAGCACACACCTGTCTCATGTGAGTGCCGTATAATCGTGCTATGTAACCTTTCAGTCCGTTTTCCATATCATTCAAAACACTTCGTCTGAAAAATCCTGTCATCTTCACAGACAACAGGACTCTGAAACTAATTACTAACCATTATTACGAAACCTAACTAATCGAACAATGACAGCTGCTGAGCCTCATTACGTGCTTCAGGTTGCCATTCCTCAACGTTATATGATGTATTCTTATTCAGCCAGTCAGCCAGCATGTGACGATGACAGAACTCGCCTGGTTTCTCGAAACACAGGAGTGCCACGTCACGGCCTCCGCTCATCTGCTCAATCTGCCTTATCACATTGTCCGGCTTCAGGCTTTTCAGTATATCCTCATACCTTGTCACATACATGCTCTGCGTGCATGCGGAACTCAGCATGAATGGTGTCGGCGCGACATCAAGATACCTTGCTCCAGTGAACCACTTCGGAGTATATCTGGCTATGCTTATGCTGAACAGCCCTTCCTTACCGAGAGCCCTGAGATTACCGAAATAGCTTGTATAAATCCTCATTTACATTGTTTTGATAGGTAAAAGTACACAAAATGTTTGAAAATAACGCACTTTTCGCCATAAAAAGACGAAAATAGGGCATTTTCGCAAATTCTACATAAACTCTAACGACAGTTGAAATCCTTTTTCCTTCTTCGTTCTCGCATAGATTGGACAGATTCCTATATAGGCGCAATTACCGGATTTTGCCTCGCTGAAACGTTGTTCCCACAGATCCTGGATATCCAGTTCCGGATGTTCTTCACGCTCTTTAAGGATATATCCTGTGAGCTTCATGCAGAAGAAACCTCTGTCCTGAGACTTATCGTCAACCAACTCTACCAATCCGTTTCCACTTGGCCTACCCATGATGCTTCTCTTTATATTGTCTAACCTTCTCTATCAGTCTCGCCTCGGCTTCAGCAACCATCTGCCTGTTACGCTCGATCTTCGCTTTGACCTTTACAACCATTTCATCTGCCGACTCGTCAAAGAAGATGTTGTTTTCTTTCTCATGCGCTATATACTCATCCAGCCTACGCTGCTGTTTGGAAAGCTGAGCCTTTGACGCTATGAACTTATCCAAGTCAGACTGCATTCCGATGTTGTCTCCTGCTATCTTCCTGTAAGGACTATGATAAATCCTAACGCAATATCTGGGATATTGGCATTGGAGCTTGGCTGCTCTCCAGCGAAAGACCCATTCATATTTCTCTGCAATACTCCTTGGCAGGTCATACGAATAAAGTTGTATGCGTTCATATTCCTTGTCTCCATCCCTTTCAATGGCGATCCGGTCCCATAGCTCAATGCCAAGTTCCTTCTCTATTCTGGCTATCTCTTTAGCCTCTTCGTAGTAGTCACTTAGTGACTCTTGCTTTCCTGCCATGACTGGTACTTGGCTCAATCTTAATAGGGTTCACTTTCATAGTCTCCAGATTCAGGAACGCACCCTGCATGTCAAGCACTCCTTTGGTGAACATCTTCCACAGAAGGGCCATCCCGATGTTGGCCAGCGTGGAGTTGATGAACAGGTCCTGCTTGCTCAACGCTTCAGCAAGGGAGCAGCTGGGGCCACTGGCCTTATCACTGACCTTGCTGAGGTCGAAGATGTCTGTCACACACTTCAACTTACCAACATTACCTTTCTTCTTCTTCTTTCCTACATTAAGGTCATGTGACGTACCAAGTACAACCTGACCTGTGTTAAGGGCGTTTCCGAAATCAAGCCAGTAGAAGTTCTTGCGAGTATCATTACCCCATGCACTTCCTGCATTATCGATAGCTTTCCTAATGGCAATCCTTGACTTTACCGTGTCAACGCACGAAATGATGATATTGGAAAGCTCTGTATTCTCACCGAACACATCCGGGACGTTCTCCCATGCCGTTCCAAAAAACATGTTCACTTTGGTAACCAAAACCTCAGCCTTGTTCCTTCCTACCTCTATTGGAGAAAACAGCTGACGTCCGCAGTTGGCCTGTGTCACAATGTCCGGATCATAGACCTTGACATGGAGTCCAGGATGTCCTAACTCCTTGAGCGCATAATTCATTCGGCCGAGTGAGGTCAGGACTTGTGAGCCTGTTCCTCCAACGCCCACCAACGCAACCGTCAACTGATGCGCCGGATCCAGCATATAGCTATGAACAAAATGCCTGTACATCATTTGTATAAACTTTGAATTTTCTGCTTAGTTCTTATCAATACCTCTTGCGGAAAAGGCTTGTGGTTCTTGATGCAATCCTTCATTATAAGGGCAAGATTACCCTTTACAGGGTTACTACCCATGATATGTGAGAACTCCGTCTTCCAGAACAACTCCTCCCAATAAGCCATCCAGTTGGCATAGGTCTGCTTTTTCGGTTTCGGCAGCTTGCCGTTACCGAGGCATACCCTGTCACTTGTGTTCATGAACGGCGCCCGGTACAACACCTTCGGCTTAGCACCTTTGAAAGCATAAACCTGTAAGGACTGACCGTCTGTGACATAAACGAGACCCGGAACCACCACTTCTCCATTGGGGATTCCAAGACTGTCACTGAAGTAGAACATCCTCTTTTCAGGCTTCCTGTACCATACCAGTCTGTATGTGTCTATGCTTGTGCTGGCGTAAAGCAGGTTGTCTGGTATCTCTCCATGAAGCGAAACCATCGTAGTGGAATCATTGGCGAACTTATCCACAATCTTCATCAGCTTGGCGATAACTCCGACCTCAAGGGGTTTTCCTGCGCACATAGCACCGTCCTCGATGGCTCTGTATTCCACATATGCGCCTTTATTCAAATTGCTCTTATAGAAAATCAAGGCATCCGTAGCCTCCATTCTCTCATTTAGCATTTCTATTAGATTTGCCATATAAATCAAATTTTCTGGCCTCCTGACAGAATATCCTTATCCACTTGTCTATGGATGCAACCAGATCCTTGCACCTCAAGAAATCAAGTATATCAGCTTTCTTCATGCCTGGACTAAGCCATTGATGTATGTTCCATCCGGTCATCATAATACCGGACTGGACTTCACAATTCACATTCTCTATAAGTGCATCCGCCACTCCGTCATACTCAGAAAACAGGATGGCAGAAGCAAACACGCTGCTGGAATAACCGTCAACTCCGTCATTACCATAATCATCCTCCGCACCGTCATCATCTGGATTGAACTCGAACCAATAGCAGTTGGCGTCCTTCATGATAGGCACACCTTCTATCATGGATTCTATAAGTTCCATCTCATTGTCTGGACATACCTTCCTGTATTCCTCCAGTGCGTTTGTCAGTTCCTCTGCACTCTCTACTGGCAAGCAGTTTATTTCATCGAACAGATTCCAGAACTCACCATCTTGCTTGTACCTCTCAACGATATGCTGCTGCTCACTACGTTCCTCTTTCTCGTCTTCATCAAAGTAATTCTCGAAATCCTCATCCTCGTAGTTGTTGACTATCATATCCAGATAGAAATTATCCGTATGCTCCGGTATTCCGAGAGGGATGTTGGTGTTGTCAGAAACGAACTTCATGAAACGCTTATACATCTTGGAACCTTCTGGAGACAGGTACCATGCAGGGGAACAGTAGAACACTAAAATAGTGTCTTCAAGCTCGCTACCTAAACGATATACTATGCTCTCCAACACTTTGAGTTCTACGTTATGACTGTCCTTCTTACTTATCATGAGCGACAATCCAAGTGGCTTTATCTTCTTCTCGAAATAGTCGATCAGCTCACCAATCTTCTGACTTTTCGAGACATTTTCTTTGGCCACATAATCGAACTCTATTCCAGCAATCTTAAGGAAACGCTTACAACATCCAAGTATTCTGGCATAGCTTTTGTCAAGGTTGATGCCGAACCTACCTTCTACATAACTATCCTCTGTTCTTATCGGCTCGATCACAGAAGTCAGAAAAGAAGGGGCGCAAAGGGAGGGAGCAGCCTTTGCTCCTCTTCCCTTACGCGAAACTCCTGCCTTCTCTCTGACTCCAGGATGTCGTACAGAGCGTTGTGAAACTGGGACTGTCGCTCTTTGGCATCGCATGACTTACTCATCCTTTAGTTCCTACCGTAGTCTTGAACTCATACACTGCCTTGTCATCCTCGACCTTTGGACCATGTACGTTACTGGTGGTCAGCTCTGGATAAGTGCCAGAGTAGAACTGCATCACCTCTTCAGGTGACATATTTTTGCCCGGATCTTCAAGTGTCCTGTTACCGTACTTGAACACTCTTTTCATTCCTTGTACATTCAGTGCCATAATCTTTGCTTTATAGGTTGGTTACTCGTCGTTATCGTTATCACTTGAATCATCATCGTCATTCTCGTCAGAAGGCTGTTCCTCTGTCTTCTGCTCTACCTTGGCAGCTGGGGCCTGAGAAGATGAAACAGACAGGTTCTTGCCATCGCTCATATCCTCCTCGCCTCCGAACATGTTACCGACACCACTGGCATCGTCAATCTCCTTACGCACCTTGTCAATGATGGCTTTCTCTGCTGCCGGCAATGCCTGGGCTTTGGCCAGTACCGTGCGTGCGTCCTTGAACTTGTGTTCGTCCTTGTTCTTCCTGGCCAGCGCGATGAGGTCGTTGAACTCCTTCTTCTGCTTGGCCGCTTCATCCTTGAGCTTCTTGGCCATTTCAGACTCCTTCTTGGCTTTCTCCGTGTTCTCCTCGAACTCCTTCATGTTGGTCACCAATCCCTGTGCCTCACGTAAGGGCTTCAGCGAATCGGCAAACCCTTCCTCGAAGTCAGCCGGACTACCGCTCATGATGAGCGGAGTGATGTTCTCTACTGCCTTGTCCTTGACACCTCTGTTGTCAGGCATGATACTTACTGCGATGATGTCACCGCTTTTCCTGATGGCCATCTGTAGCTGCTGGCCGTCCTGCAGAACCTCTGCGATTGTCTTGAAAAACTCCATGTTTCTTATCCTTTATTGGTTAATACTAATAATCATTTTCACCGCTGTTCAATCTGAAATAACGTCTTAACGACCCAAACGCTGTCTGGATGTATTCTATATGCTCGTCAACCGTCTCCTTGAAGAACTCAGGAGTATCAAAACGGCCATGAGCCATATTGAACTCATCGTCATCCTTGACGTTGTCAACATTAGTGCCGTTTCTCACTATGTTGGAGGTATGGAAAGCCCTCTCTCCGCCTTTGATGCAATAGAAACCTCTATAAACGTATGCAGTGAATACACTGCCTACATTCTTTACTTGGACCTCTCTAACTTTGTTTGCCATGACTAAGCCTCCTTAATTGCATCGATGATTTCCTTGATTCTATCTGGTTCAGTGGCCGAACTGATACCACCCTCGTATCTTATCTGATCACACAGGAAACGCTTGACTGGCAAATCCATGTCTCTTACGATATGACCTCTTCTCAACGGCTTGTACGTATCACACTCTATTCTCGTCATCTTCCTTTGCTCGTTGACGAAGAACTTCTCCAGAACCTCATTGCCATCTATCGGCAACTTAAACTCATACTCGTTTCCTTGGTGCAGCCAACAAACTTCCAACGTGGTATGCATATCTCTGAAACCGCGTTCTGCTCTCACATGATACAGACCTTTAATAGTACCTTGCGGATTTCTTGCAGACGCATCCAGTGACTGTTCCTCATCTGCCGGATATGCTTTCAGCAGCTCCGATGCAACATGAATATCTTCTTTCCTTGCTATGATTCTTGCGCCTTCCTTCTTGAAGCGCTCAAGAACAGCAAACTCGCAACCAAACCGTTCTTCCATTTGATTGCCAATCTGAGCGAACTTTAATTCCTTCTCAAATTCACTCTTCATTCTCTCTAAATCCTTCATTTCAGTTTCTTTTGCGGTTAATAACTATCATTGCTCTTTTACTAAAAGAGGGGGCCGGGGTTTGCTTTAACGTCTGCCTTATCCGGCATTTGCGATAGCCGACAAACACTATCTTTCAACATCACCCTCCTATCTCTTAATCTCCGATTTTATTGTCCATGAACGCAATCATGTAATCAATCTCCTTGTCTGTCAAGGGATATCCCTGATGCCTCTTGTACTTAATGATGAACAGCTTGCCTACCTCATTGACCAGGGCTTCGTACATCTGGTCGTTCATATCGCCTTGGCAGCTGTCTATCATGGCTCTCACAAGGTTGTCGATGCGCTCGATGTTCTTGAGCTGCTGTTCGTGCATCTCTTGCTCCTTGAGCTCTGCTTTCTTGTTGAACTGGCATCCCAACTCGATGGGGTAGTCATTCTGAATGTTCTGACACATGAGGTCGATATCAAGACCTCCAAAGAATTGTGCGAAATACGTGTCACCTTTGAGTGACTGAAGAACTGAAATTTCCTGTTTCTTATCCATTGCTCTCAACATTTAAGTGGTTGTTTCTCACAAGTAAAGATAGTCAATTAGATTGGGTTGACCATACATAAATACCTTAAAATCAGCCATCTAACTTTGCTTTACCTTTATTTAACTTTTTGGCGAAATGTCGCAACCTGCTGATCGGCTCCGTATTGATATCCTCTATGCCAACCGATTTCAGATAGTCCCTGAACGACTCCTTGAAGTCAGTGCTGTTATACCATCTGGAGTACAGTCGTTGCCGGAGAAGCCTGCGTTCTTTCCTCTCAGGTGACTCCTTATGATACCACCTCTTAACCGCTGCCGCATGCTTCTCCAGGAACCTGTCATATTCCTCCTGCGTGGCGAAATGCTCTCTCTTATACTTGTACCTCGTCATTTGCCAACAATCTCGTACAGGTGACCTACAAAGCTGCCGTTAAGCAGCATGAACGAACCTACATATACCATGTATGGCTCCAAGTCTTCTGGAAACGTAGCTCCAGTGGTCATGACTATCAAATGCTTTTGCTCTCTTCTGATAGAATCCATTTCAATCTCTACCCACATATAGGGCTTGTCGTTCTGCGTTCCTACACTTAGGATTTTACCCACTCCCGGTAGCGATAACATCTGTTCGCCAATGCGGATCTCGTACTTGTAAACTCTTTTCATATCACTTCATTCTTAAATGAATTATACTACTGCATAACTAATCCTTGCGAACACTTTCGATATCCGGGATGTCCACCGTCTGACCAGCCATGCTGTGAGTACAATCACTCAAGAACTGAATCTTGCCATCACGGATAAAAGAGTGACACCGCCTCTGGCCATCTGGAAAATCCATTGTAACCAACAGACTTGGCGTAAAGGTGGGTTTGTCATAATCACCATTAAATCCCCATATGATTTTCCAATGTGATTTCGGTCCAACGCTTATAGTGTGCGTGGTCTTACAACCAGGGCAGTAAAACTGCAACATGTCGGAATACTCCGGCTTATCTGGATAAGCTTTTACTAATTTCATATCACTTCAACTTGCAATTTGTAACAAACCAGTCACCGTCTTTTTCAACATCGTACTTGGCGAACTGGACAACCTTCTCTCTGACAACACGAGGCAGGTGTATAACATAGGCACCTGTCGGCGTTTTATAAATCTTATAGCTATTCAGGCTCTCCGTATCAGATAACCGGAAGCACAGATAGCCATTATCGTTCTCTGCAAAGTCACACCACTTCTTGATTCCATATTTCTCAATGAAGCCACGATGAAAGGTGATGTTTTGCTTTTGGATGCCTACACCTTTGTTCTTGATTATGTAGCCACGTTGCTTGGGCTTCTCAATGATTCTGTATTTCATATCTCTCTAATTGGGATTCTTATTCCTAAATCACATTCTCCTGTGAAGGTGCTGGCGATACTCGTATGAGAACATTCTGCACACATGGCACCGTCATCGTCTGGAAAGGGGCAACCGAGAGAAGCCAAGTCTTTACGCTCGACTCCGGGAAAGGGGTCAACTCCTTTGGTAACTATGCAATGCTGAGTGGCCGGATCTTCCGCTATCTCCTTTTCAGCGCAATGACTGCAAAGCTCATGAGTGTCATCCACCCACCAACACATACCATGTATAGGATTATAGCACGGATCATTGTCCGTGCATCCGCATTTCTTACAAATTCCGTAGGGCATAACTCAAATCAAAGACATTACTATTTATCTTCATCTTTATCGTCATCCTTATCTCCAAGCCTCCAGATAATACCAGGTATCGCTACACCACATATTATGCAGAGGTAAAACAGGCCACCTAACCAGTGCCAAAAGTTCGTGAAGAAGAACTCTACAAATTCCATAACTCAATACGTTTTAGACATTACATCCGTTCTTTAATAGGTCAACTATCTGACGTCTAAGATTCATCGTTTCATTCTTGCACCACTCTTTATCATGATGCGGACCATCATCAAAGTGACAGACATCGAAACCGATAATTCTGCATCCTTCAAACGATTTAGGACATTCCGTAAGCTCAACCTCTGGAACAAACTTCTCATAAGGGATATTTCTCTCATCAAAGGTTATGCCTCCATGAACTTCTATCAGATTATCCAATACGTCATCCTTCTCATAATGACACGACATTGAACTATCTATCAATGTACCTTCATCTTCTGTGAAGCCTACATAGCCATTGTACTCTCCACAATACAATATGCCAACTGGAGGCCTTTTCATAAATGCGAATATCATACTGCTCTATTTAGTAAACTCATTGCTTGTTTATAGGCATATTCTCCGGGTGCCATTCCATGACAGCACAAGGATAATAGTCATCATAGTAGTCTGTAGCAATCTTCAGGATAAGTGAAGCATCATCGATATTGAATATCTCAATACCCTTATTGCTCTTATCGTCAAACAGCTTAACAAACACCTCTTGCGGTGGGAACGTATTATCACAGGGAGAATCTGTCTTCTCCATTTCACAATAGGACCTATAGCCATCACTCTCATTCTCCCACATCGCATAACTTATTCCGTTCAAGCGGAACAGATATCCCTCCTCTCCAGTATCAGGTTTCCGATAGTCACATACACCTTCGAGAAAACCTCGTCCTTGTTTGATACCTAATTCTTCAAATTCCTCTGTCATAGCCTTGGTTCATTTATTGCTAAATATCCTGTCATACAATGGAGGCGAGAACCGAAGCAATGTCAACTTCTCTTCTGCAGGTATATCCCATTCAACCTCCAATCCATCACAATGGATAATCTCTTTGATGAGTTTCATGCCGTTGTCGTAAAACTTCCTTGCGTATTGCGGTAAATCCGCCTCAACGAAAGGCTCAAACAAATGATAGATGTGTAGCTTTCCTTCCTTCTCAACCACCATGTTCAATAGTTCTCTTCGCATTTCATCTGGACGCAAAGGCGAAGGCTTCAAGTCCAAACTATAGGTACATTTGTGAGCAAATCCAAGGAAGTTATGGATGACAGCCCAGAACACATCCCATTCGCCAAGTGAATAAATCTCTATCTCTTTCATCTTATTCTTGCTTATCGTCTTTGTCCTTATCACCACCTGGCTCATAATACACAAGCGTCATACATACAAAAGCAAAGATGCCCCATATCCATATCGGCGCATCATATGCGTGAATCAGGATGCAGACACCTATGAATGCTCCTGCAAGTACAAATGTTATCAGTGACAACAACAATGCCTTCAACCAACTTTTCATATCTACCTCTCTATAAATTCAAATGTAGCCTTACATATCACTCCGTTCTCCTTGGCATCACGCTGGAACTTACCAGACTCGATTTCTTTCTTCAGTTCCATAATCTCATCGATATCCTCTTGCGTCTTGGCCTCAACCGTTATCGTCACCTTTGCTTTCATCGCTAATCTCTCTAAATAAACATTTATACTCTTTCGGTTCCGACTCCCATGTGATATCTGGGAACATGTCTTCAGGCATCAGGAATCTCGGCTCACCGAGCCAGAATCCATAAGGGCCGTTGGTGTGTCTCCTCGGCTTCAGCTTGAACAGGAACAGCGAGCCTTGCTTCTCTCTGGCCACCCAATACTTCTCCGATGGCAGGGACTCTGTCTCAAACCTCTCGTCCTTTCTGCCTCTCGCATAAGCTTCACGTCTCTCGTGGTTCCTGTCATAGGTGACACGAGGGCCGTAGTTCATCATCTGTTCCGGATAAGCCTTAAGCGATTTCTCCTCGATGTCCGTCATAGCTTCTGCTTTATCTCGTGCAACAACTCGTTTATCTGCCTTAGATAGGTCTCTATATACAGTAACCTGTCATCCATATTGCTGAGAAGCAATGTGAACACAACGGCAAGAACAATAATCAGTACTACCATATCAATTCAATCTAAATGTAAGACTCACACCTATAACCTCTCACTACTACCGAGTTGTCCCTTCTATCAATATAGATAGAGGTCTTCCAAGGGCAGATCAACGCAATATCGTTATCACCGATACCTGCTTCACTCAGCACGTTATACAGAGGCGTATTGGGGTTGTAGTCGCAAGCCGGACAGACTTCAATCTTCCTGCCTTCCCAATCCATCTTGCAACCGCCCAAGTAATACTCTTTCAAGGACTGGTTGACCTTCTTCACCACTTCTGCAGGAATACCTTGCTTGGCTTTCTCTTTACCAATGGTGCCGAGAACCGATGTCATTCCTCCAGTTGAAGACTTGTCACCATTGTTCTGAACATGGTGGCCGAATATCATCGAACACCACTTGTCTGCTGCTTTCTGGGATGCTTCCTCATAGGTCCTGTTCCAGTTCCTCTTTCTAATAAAATCATCCAGCACTATATCCAGCCATATGCTGAACTCACTCGAATAATTGTTTCCGTAGAAATACTCTTTGTATTCCTTGTACTCCGGAGAATCGAAAGAACCGTTCGGATATGGCCAAAGCTTGTCAATCTTGTCCCATATCTTCTGCTTCACTTCCTGATAGAACTGACAGGACTTAAAACATTCAGTCAGTATCTCTTCCAGATCCTTGCCCTTTATCTTGTCGCAGGCCGGAAAGTTCCTTATCAACGTCACTATCTTCATTTCACCGACAACAAGGCGTTTCCGCACGTTATCCTGTCCTCATCCTCTTCTTTGGAGGGGATGAATACTATGACCTCCCATCCCTCTCTCTTAAGAGGCTCCTCGAACTGGCGGTACACGTCATACTTGTAATACCCTTCAGGCGTATTGATGCCGTTCATGTTGGCCTCGTTGGTCTCATGGATAGGAGTAATCTTCACTATGAACTTATCCTTGTCAAACAGACGACTCAACTCCTTCGGATCCAGTATCGTCTTATCCGTGACAGGGAAATTCAGTGTGTACTTACGACCTTTAGGCATAGGCAAGGCGCTACATACTCTGGATATGGACTCCAGACTCATCGACATGCCTCTGAACAGCTCGTCACGCTGCTTGGCGTTCGTGCTGTTGATGCTGAGTTGCAGGCCGGCCTCTCCGTCATAGTCATCATTCTTGATGCTGCAGAACGTCTCCAGTATCTGGGACATACCTTCACATCCGAGACTCTTTGGCATCATGGTAGTGAACACAGGATGAATGACATCGGCCACCATCTTCACATTCACCAAATCACGCAGGTCATACTTCAGGAAATCCAGCACGTTACCTGCATTTAGAGAGGGTTCGCCCATTCTCGCAAGGTGCAGGTTGAATCTCCTTGTATAACCGCAACGGCTGGAGTCTATAGCCTGGATGACCTGATATGCCAGTTCATCCCTTGAGGCGTTACCTCCGAACTTCACCTTGGGGCAATCACAGAACATACACCTCATCGGACAGCCTTTCTGGGTGGATATGGTCACGACCATCTTATCAGCCAGATCGACCTCATGGTGCTGCACCTGGTTAATCTCCTTAGTGAATCCGAGGAAATCAGCCTTGATGTTATTCTCCTTGCCGTAGTCTCCTACATAAAGCCATTCAAGCTGCTTGTCTGTGTCGCAGAAGATGGCTCCAGTTCTTGTCTGTGTCTTCTTAATCATCTTTCCAGTTTGAATCTATAACAGTTTGCATCATTGCAGTGTCCGGCGCACCATTTACTGTTGGAGCCACCGAATCTATTTTCACATCTTGCGCACGAAGGACCTGTAAACTTCACACTTCTCGTCTTTTTTCCGGGGACATCCAAATAAGCATGAGGGTTCGTCAGATAAAACGTCTTTCCTGGGACTCTTTTTGACAGGGACTCGTAATCACCGTACCTGAATCCGTTGGCCAAGTCATCAAGACTAATCTCATCCTCGAACGTACCTCCTGATTTCATGTGAGCAGTGGTCAGAACCATCGCTCTCTTCTTGTCAACACATCTGATCTCGAAGTGGTCAATCTCCGACTCAAACGTAGGTCTGAACTTCTTGCCTACAAGCTCCTCTGCGTCATCCATCGCTTAATCCTCCTTTATTGCTACGTAGCAGCCGAACAACATTATCCATACGAACAACCTTGCCATAGCCCAAGGCAGATTGTTGGGATAGTACACCAGTCCGTCCGGTATGGTCAGCTTCGTTCCTTTCTCTCCGTTGTCCGTCAGTACCTCTCTCACTCTCATAAGGACGTTGGACTGGACCAGAGACTCCTGGCCCACGCTGGCTGTCAGCACATCCTGACATAACTTGAGGTTCTGGTACCAGAAGCCCACGTTCTCGTCTTCCGTCTTATACAGGACAGAGGTATAACCTTCAGTCCATCCTCTCGACTCTACGTAATCAATCGCCTTGGTCAGCCTGTCAAGGCAGATCTCGACCGTGCTTGCGTCAGCAGCCTGATGCAGATAGCCAGAGCAGTTCTGCTTGAACTCTATCCTCTTGAAGATACAAACACCTATCACAACCAATGCTGCGAGCAATAACACGAACACTAACGCTTTTCCTAATGCTTTCATAATCTCTCCTTTTATCGTTATTCCAATTCTATGACTTCAAAACTATACGCGAAGACATAAGGGTTGCTTTCCCATGTGCCTTTGCCTGATACCTTGTCTATCAGGGATGCGAAAGCCTTACGAGGACCTTGGAAGTAACGCTTGGCTCCAGTGAAGGTGTAGCTTGTCGGGTACTGCTTGTCGTCATTGAACACACCCTCCTTGATGCAATCCCCATCGGATATGTGACACAACCTCTCAACCTTGATACCAGTTATCTTGATTCCATGAGGCATGAGGTCTGCCCTCACAAACATCTTGTTATCATATCCGGCCGAGTCCTCACAGGTATGGTCAAGCCATTCAGGGGCAAGATAACCCTGCTTGTTGAGCTCGTGGTATGACTGGGCGACAGCGATTATATCACCTACCTGATAGCGAGACTTGCTGAGGACATAATCAGTATGAGCAATCTTCTCGAACTCACTCAGGGGAATCTTGTCATAACCAGGGATGAAACGCCTCGTCATGGTCTTGCGACCTTTCAGCACTGCCTCTGTGAGGCCGTACTTGTCATTGAACATTATCTTCTTCATATTCACTTACGTTCATGATGCGCGAACACAGCCAGCGCACCGAGTATTATGGCTAACACGAACAACACTTTCATACAGGCATCTGTTTCCATTCAACACCATCCAGCAGCGAACCGTTGGCATACTTGCTTCTCTTCACACCGTCTTCACCCCAAGCACCCCACTGCTTGAAGAAGAACGGCGTACCTGTCTCTATGCACTTGTCACGCAGGTTACGGAACCACTCCACCGGAGTCTTCCTTGCCTTGCTTCCGCTCTCGCCTCCTGTAATCACCCAATCGATACCGTCAAGGTTTATATCCTTCAGGTCGCCAAGCAACGGCTCACAGGACAGGAACCTAACCGTAGCATCTTCCAGCGAAGCCAGATAGAACACTCTGTTGAGGCACTTGTCACTGCTGTTCTCGCATGTAACGCCCAGCCATACATTCTTGGGGATGTCATAACCGTATTCAAGGAAATACTGGCACATCCTCGCTGCACGTTTCGTAAGTATCTGATATGTGTGCTGGGGTGTGCGTCTGATTACATCCATGACCTTGTTTATGAACTCTATCGGCACGTTCCTGTGGAACAGGTCACCCATAGAGCATACAAACACCATCTTGGGCTTTGTCCACTTCAACGGCTCCTCCAATGCCTCTGGATGCAGGGTCACCTTGAAGCCGTTCTTGTACTTCTCCTTGCTGCCCGGCATACCGCTTAGGCGTCTGGCCATCACTTCCGCATAGCAGTTCTCACAAGCCTCGCTGACCTTGGAACATCCTGTAACCGGATTCCAGACCTTGTTGGTCCATTCAATCTTCGTGTCCATTATTCTACTACTAATTCTTCAACTTTCCACTTTTGGCTGTCTTCAAGGATGCTTGACCAGTACCTCCTTTTCCTCTGCAGCCTCGATGTATCGCTGCCGCATTTCTTCATCACCTTGTCAATCCTTGCTATATTCCTTTTGGCGTACTTACCGACTATCTCAAGAAGTTCAGGTATGGTCTTATGCTCATCCTGGAACTCTCTCTCCCAATCCGTCTCGCCCGGTATCTCCGTGAAATATCCGTTTCCGTCACAATCCACATGGTCCTCATAGTAACATGTGCTGAGCGACATTTCCTTGCTCATCGTCACCATGACCGTCTTGTCGAAGTCCACTGGCTCCGGGTCTCTCTGGTTGTATGGTGCTGAGCTGTCGTAGGGTGAATCTATCATAATCCGACTGTAAACTTCTTGTTCCTTAATGAAGGCAGGGCCTGTATGATTTTGAACCTAAGCATCGACTCCTCTAAAACCTCATTGGGGGGGGTAAAATGAGGGGTATTCGCTTGTAAAACCTGTCATTCACCATGACATCTATCATAACCTTCCTGCTCATCGCTCTACCTTTTTACGTCTCTTCCTCCAGGGGTTGACCTTGTATCTCGTCCTCTGGGGTAGTCCGAATATCACCCTGCGCCTCTCCGAGGCATACAGGGCTCTTATAGCCTCTCCGCTTTTCCTCTTATGCTCTTCTGTCTGGACAAACCCTTTCTCACGTCCGGCTTTCCAAGTTATCTTCCTGCCTTTGAGCTTCTCCGATATCTTCTCGGCCTTGCGTTTGGAATGGGCTTCCGACTTGCCTTCAAGACCCAGCTCGCGGATCTTGCGGTCCACCGTTGCCTTTCCGCATCCTATCATACGTGCTATCTCTATATTGTAGCAGTCCTTATACATGCGTCTCAGCGTCTCCGTATCTTCGTCAGTCCAGTGGTGGTTCATTGCTTCCTGTCTTTCTTGAGTTCAAGCGATATCCTGTCCAGCTTGTTGCTCACCCTCCTGGCCTTGCCCGGTGGCAGGTCCTGCGCAATCTGGTGAATCTCCTTCATCAGCTTCCTTATCTTCAGTTCCCTTCTTGGATTCATCAGTTATGATAGATACCATTACCTGTGAGGCCACTCCCATTATCACCAAATAGAACAGCACAAAGAACACTCCGATTATCACTCTCATCACACTTGCGCTTTAGGGTTTTCATAAAATCGTAATACAGCAGGTTCTCGATAGGGAATGTCCTGTTACCGATAATCTGCTTGAACCTCTTGCATCCGTTGAGGACGGTGGCGTGGTCGCGGTTGACAATCTCACCGATCTTGCTCGTACTCAATCCGCTCCCTCTCAGTGTGTGAAAGATGCAGAACCTTGCGAAACACAGGGATTCCTTCTGGCTGTTTGACATCAGGACCTCCTTCTCGTAGCCTCCGCTCTCACACATGGCATCCACGACCACTTCCACCATTTCAGTCAGATAACTTTCCATTTCTTGAGGAACTTGCCTATGCTATCCATCTTCTCGCTGTTATGCGAGTCATCACCTTCGTATATGCAGTTCTCATGAACCACCGACTTGTCTTTCATCGAAAGCGTCAGTTGAACGCACATGACCATCTTACCATTCTCCTTGATGAGACTGAGGATGAAGGACAGACCGTCACATCCCTGTGCCATCTGCTGGTACTGCTGAATCCTACGCAGGTAGCTGCTGAACCGTTCCTTGCTGTCTTTCTTGTCAAAGTAACCGACCACCGAGTCAACATCCGTTCCGATGCGTGACTTCTGCTTGCGGATCATCGACACGTCAAAGACGACAAGGGACGCTACCAGCACCAGTACAGCCACTGCTATGAACACCGCTTTCATCTGTTATCACCGCTTCCGTTCAACATATTCCGCTCCTTACGGCTCTGCAGCTTGCGGTAGTTCATTTCCGCAATTTCGTTCAGGGGGAATCCGAGGTCATACGCGCACATGGCCACATACCAGAGGACATCGCCAATCTCAAGGGCCAGGGCCTGACGTTTGTCTTCAGGAACCACGACTGCACCTTTGTTGTCTGTCGCGTACTCGTCACGGATAATCTTCTTCACTTTGTCGGCCACCTCTCCGGCCTCACCGTTGAGACCAAGAGCTGGATAGACCAACTTGAAGTTCTCAGGGTAGGCTGCGGTCTCCAGAGCCATCTTCTGATAATCGTTCAGTTCCATATCACTTGTTCAGGTAAACGTATTCAGCCCAGATGTCAATGAACTGCTTTCCGCAGTAGATGGCCAGCTCTCTGGATTTCAAAGCAAGGCGAGCCGAGCGGTACGCGTCCGAGTACGTCCAAGCGTCGCTCGAGTGCGCGCTCGCCAAGCCGCAACTCGACTCGTTGTTCGAGCTGCCGCCGAACAGCCACAGCTCTTTCTTCTGATCTTCTGTCATTTCGTCAACCTCCTTCTTTGTATAGAGGACGAAGTAGGGATAGTAGCGGTACTCGCTCGTAGTGAACTGGGGTTCCCAGCCCTCGTTCAGGGCTGCTACGATGATACGCAGTTTCAGATACGCCGCAAGGTCATTGGTCAATACTCCCTCGATGTCGTCCCATTCCTTGACAAGCTCATGCTCTTCACCGAGTTCCTTCAGGGCATCCTGGAACGTCTTGATGCGCTCCATCACCGGAAGCTGACTCTTCTCTTTAACTAACTTCAGGGACATTGAACCGTCCTCTGCTTTCTGCCATTCGACCTCGAAGCCGTCCGGCACTTCAATCACTTGTTTCTTACCCATTGCTCTAAATGTTTGATTTTAACACATTATAAAACTAATCATTATATGACTTTTGACAAAACGTAACGTCCTAAAAATCAGCCTTCCTCCGATTTTTTTTGCTCCTCTTTCATCTTCAGGTAATCCTCATAAGGGACAGCCTCATCCCTCTCCTTCATCATCCTCTCCTTGCTCTTCTGCTGCTCCATCATGTCATACTCATACATGCGCTCTTCGAGGAACGTTCTCAATGACGTGGTTATCACAAGCGGATCCACCGAGCCGTAGAACCGTCCGTACCTGCCGGACTTAAACCTGTGGAAGAACAGCATCACCTCAGTCACCTTGAGGTAGGAGAACTCCATGGCGATCACCTTGGCACATTCCTCCAGCTGCTTGCCTTGCAGCTTGTCCTTGCATCCGCAGAACTCCGACAGGTCATATAACTGGGGGACGAGCCACATGGCCGCTGTCATCTTTCCGTAAGTGAGGTTAATCGTCGAGAGGGTGGGGGCTTCACCGAAGAAGCAGTCCTTAACGTCTGCGCACTGCGTCACCTGCTTGGCCGGGTTGAACTTCACCATGAAGTCCTGCCTGTCACCGTACTTCTCAATCGTCATCGTCTTCTTTTGCTGCAAGGCTGGCAATAACGCTTGCTGCGTCTTCTGCCCGAGACATTCCTTCACCTGTTGTTCCATTGTGCTTCGCTTTAGCTTGTGCAACTATCTCGTTATACTTCGAGTTGATGTTCGTCACGCTGTAGTTCTTCAGCAGCCAGGCATCCGATATCGAAGCGAGCAGGAAACCCAATGCAGACATCACATCCTCATTTCCGTTGGCCAGACCTTTCGCGCTCCTGGAGTGCATAATCTTCTTCGTCAGCGACTCCATGGCCACCGCATCCTTGGCCTGCCAGTAGTAGGCGTTTCCGAATAGCTGCTCATACCTCTCTTCGAATATCTTCCTTCCTTCCGTTATCAGAGGGTTGGGACTTTTCTTCGATGGCTTCTTCTTCTCCTGTTCTTCAAACCGCTTCTTTATCTCATCCAGTTCCTTCTTGAGCAACGTAACGTCCTCGCTAACCGGGAACAGCTCCCCTTCTCCTTGTTCTGTCTGCTGGTACTTGTCGTAGTTCACGATAGTCATGCAGTTGACCACGTTGTTCGCGTGAACCGTTATCTTCTTGTCCTCCACGAGGTACTTGATGAACCTCTCGACCTTTCCGCGACTCCACTTCCAGCGTTCCGTCAGTTCCATCACACCTTTATATACGCATCCTCTCTTTCCCTTCACCTTGATACCTCTGACGAAGAAGTCAGTCGGTGCGTAGTAGGCCATCAGGATGAGGTCACACCATGCCTGCCATTTGGTGAATGGCTCCTTGAAGTACAGAGGGTCGTCAAGGGATGACCTGTAAAGCTTGATGTAACCTGAACTCATAGACGTATAAAACAAACTGATTCAGCGTGGACGGCTTCTCTTCTTGCGAAGGTGACATTAGAAGCCAATCCATCTGAATCAGTATAAATCGTTCCAGCAAATGTCACTAAACTGGTTATCTGCATGTAAAGATACCAAATATGTTTGAAAATAAAACACATATTGCACTTTTATTTCGCATCAGGACTAAAATTTCGGCACCTGGAGGCCCTTGTCATGGCATATCCTCTTCACTTCCTTGGTGTAGTAGTCGATCTTCTCCTGGAGCTCGAAGTCAAGCCAGTGCTTGGATGAGTGTGCCATATACTCCAGTCTGGTCAGTCCGTCAATGCCTATCTTGGACACGAGGTTCTTCCTGTAGCCTATGAGGTGGTCTGCCGATACCCTGTTGCATCCCTTACACTCCATATGGCAGTTGTCCGGCTCCCATCTGGTTGCCATGTGGACACGCGAGTAGTAATGACCGCAGTCACCTTGCGAGAACGGCTTTATCTGTCCGCAGCTGATGCACCTGAAACAGCCGTTAGGCATGGTGTCGCGCACTCGTATATATGCCGAGAAGACCCTGTCCAGCTTCTTGGTCAGGTCAACTGGCTTCTTCACCGATGCCTTGGCGAACAGGTCATCGGTCTTTTTCTTCTTGCGTTTCTTATACCAAGGTAACATGACTCAGAAATATACGTTCGTCAGCTGCCGGCCTCTGGAGTAGATGGCCCACTTGGACGTTCCTAACGGACATTCAATCCTCAGATCGGCGACACGTCCGAACTTGCGGTACGAACCGCACATGTCAACCACCCAGCCCTCCTTGCCTGAATAGGGCCTTATGGCTCTGCCGACCATCTGGTAGTAAAGGGCCAGCGACTTCGTAGGCCTGGCCAGTATCACAGTGTCCAGTTCCGGATAGTCGAAACCTGTGGTCAGCGTACCTACGTTGGCCACCACCTGTATCTCACCTTTCTTGAAACGAGCAAGGATGTTCTCCCTCTCCTTCTTGGGTGTGGTCCCGGTGACGATAGCTGCTTCAACGCCGACCATCCTCAACTTAGTGGCCAGCTGGTCCGCCTCGTCAACGAACTTCGTGAACACCAGTATTCCCTTTCTGGGGATGCCGCTCTTGGGACGCATGACACGCATGACCGTTATCATCAGCTTGTCATAGAATCCGCTACGCTCATACTCCTTCTTCAGGGACTCGTCATCATAATCGGCTCCAGTGGAGTTGCTCTTCACCATGTCAAGGTTTATGGCCGTCAGGTCATAGTAACTCAGATCGGCAAGATAGCCTCTGGCCAGCAGCTCCGATATCTGGCAGTAGTATAGAACCCTGTCGAATATCCTCGGCTTGGTCCTCGTCAGGAACTTCAGTATGGCCTTGCCCTCCAGACCCTTCCCTAACCTGTAAGGTGTGGCAGTCAGGCCCACGACCTTCCTCTTGACCGAGTTCAGGAACGTCTCGTACATACCTTGCTGGCTGTTCACGCAGTGACACTCATCGATAAGCACGTTCGTGAAATGCGCGAAATCCTCCATGTGGTTCATCACGCTTCCTATGGTTGCGAACGTAATCCTGTTCAGGGCTTTCCTTCCTACCGATGCAGAGTAGATGTCACAATCCCAACAGCCGTACGACTGGAGCTTGGCGTAGTTCTGCTCCAGTATCTCCTTCGAGGGCTGGAACACCAGCAGGGGCCCTTGGAGCCTGTGCGCTATGTCAGCTATCACAAGACTCTTCCCGGCTCCTGTCGGCAGGATGAGCAGACCGTTACTGTCCTTACTTGACGTAAAGGCAGCAACGGCAGCGTCACTCGCTTGCTTCTGGTATGGACGAAGCTGGTACTGCATCACTCCTCTTCCTGCTGTTCCTTGGTCTCAACCTCGTTCTCACCTGCGAACGGCAGGTCACCGTCAGCAGCCTCCTGCTCCTTGTTCTCCTTTTCCTCCGGCTTCGGGGTCTCAGGGAAGTCCAGACCGAACAGGTCATGCATGCTCTTGCGGTTCTTCTCCTCGTTGGCCCAGAGTTCCTGGTGGTCTCTCACCTCGAAGGCCTTGGCCAGCACGAACACCTTCTTCGTCTTGTCATAGGTGTAAATGGCGTAATAGCCAGCCAGTGCTATGCAGAACGTGTCCTTGGATGACAGCAGCACCTCCTTGGTACCTTCCTTGACCTCGGCTGCGTACTTGGCCACCTCAGCAAGTATGGAGTTGTATGCCTCCTCTGCACGTTTCTTCATCAGCTTAATCTCCTCAAGGGTCTCTTCGAGGTTGAGTTTGCGCTTGGGAACCTCGTTCTCCTGCATCACGCAATACTCCTCGCGGATGTTCCTTATCTCGAAGTCATCCAGCTTTCGCATGGCGATCTCGCCGGAGGGGAACGTTGCGACAAACTCCTTGCCGATGAACTTGATGGCGTCATTGGCGGTCTTTATCTTGGCATCTTTCAGTGACGCGAAGTCAAGCTGTGCCGGGAAAATCTCCTTTATATGGTCATCGATGATGAACTCCATGTCTTTAGGCTCGTAGCCTTTCAAATCTGCATACATATACTATTGCTTTTTGTTGATAATCCTTTTCCAGAGGGAACGGCTCATGAGGGCTTCAATCTCCTTGTCCTTCTCCTCCACCTTTTTCTTATAGCTATCCTCTAACTCCTTGCGCTTCTTGTCAAGCTCCTCCTTGAACAGACCGTCCTTGAAGTGCTGCTCGACCTCTTCCTTGACATCGTCAAAGCCCTTGAAGGTCTTTTTCGGAATCTCTTCCTTGCAGAACAGCGAGAAGAAGATAGGAAGTCTGTACGTCATGATACGTACCTTGCCCTCCTTGGCCATCTTCTCAATCTCTTCCTCGTGGTCGTGCCTTGTCTTGGACAAGTCTTCCTCCAACTGCTTAATCTTCTCGTCTTTGGCCTTAATCGTATGCTGCATGGAATCATACGTGGCCTTTGAAATTCTTACTTCCTCTTCCATAATTAGTTTTGGTTATAAATACTGCTCGTACCGCGCCATCTGTTGCTGTGCCGCGAACAGAGCTTCTGTCTCGTTTGCTGCAGGGATGTAAAGCCCGGCCACCGCCGAGCTGTAGTTGCGGAACCTGTCAATGGCTTTCGTCATTTCCGCTGTGTCGAGGTCACGGCTGCTCCTCAGATACACAACCTTCTCTCCGCGCTTGTTCGTCCTCTCGACCTCGAAGATGTCCCGGTTGACCTCGCGCTTGAAGATGTCCTGCTTGACCTGATCTATGGTATAGCCGAACTCTGACGCGAAGTAACCGAGACATACATGGAGGTAGGCGTTCTGCGAGCTGGACCGTTGCAGGTGCTTCTTCTTCACCTCAACGATACCTACAGCGGAGTTCACGCACTCCGAGTAGAGCCTGTTGCAGAACTCCTTGAACTGCTCGCGCTCGTAGCTGTTATGCAGGTTGAAGATTGCCATGACCTCTCACAATCAGAATGGCAGGTCGTCCTTGTCTTCCTGCGATGCATAGCCTTGGGATGCCTGACCCTGTGGTGCCGAATCTTGCGGAGCCTCCTGCGTCTGTGTCTGGGCTGTCTCTGCAAGTGCTATGCCATATCCGCTGACCGAGGTGAAGTACTTCGTCTCACCTGTCTGCGTGTCCTGATACTTGGCTCCTCTGAGCGAGAAGTCCACTGTCACGCGCTGGCCTACCTGATAGGTGTCAAGCAGTGAACACTTGCCTCCAGAGAACTCCAACTTGGGGTGGTTCTCCCACGGCTCGCCTGTGTCAGGGTTGTATCTGGTGCAATCCAGCACCAACTCTCTACGATAAAACGGCTGACCTCCGTTCTTGGACGGAATGGTTACGGTCTCGCCGATGACTTCAATCTTGCCTGTTATCTGCATCTTCTATTCCGAATACTTTTAGGTTGGTTATACTTTCCCTGTTCGCTTCAAGGAAATCGATAAGCTGCTCACAATGCGCCACAAGCATCTCCTTTGCCTGCTCATGGTCATAGGTGTACTCTTCCATGTACCTCTCTCCAGTGATGAGGGGTGAACGCGGACCGCCACCTGTGAGCTTGTAAATGGTGAACTCGAACGAACTGACTGACTCCATCAGGCCGGACTCTATCATCGTATAGGGATAGGTGTACCTCTGCCAGCGGTGCATGTAGTTGCCGAAATCGTACTTCTTCGATGTCTTGGCATCGAATATCTTGTTCTCCCTCAGATAGTCAATGTAACCGTGAAGCTCCACCAGACCTTTCGATGTCTGGAGAGTCGCTGCCGTGTAGTACTGGCACAGCGAGTTCTTGTGATACTCTGCTGCGTCCATGCACAGGTTCTTGTCAAACAGGAACTCGAAACCGTCGATGGCAGCGTAGATGAACGGCATGCCAATCTTGGAATACTGCTCCATACACTCGGCATACAACTGGTTCATCGCAGCCTCATCCGTCTTGGCCGTGTGGTCAGGCATTATGATTGGTAACGGCTTGGGTTTCACGCTGAACAGGTCATCGCCTGAGCGTATGGTCTTGATGACCACCTTGGGGTTCTCCGGCTTGCGGTTAAGCACAAGGCAATCGACGATCTCGTTGAACGCCGTGCCTTTGCTCGCCGCTTCCGAAGGAGGCTGTGGCACCTTGTTCACCTTGTCCAGGAACTCCTTCTTCAGGCGTTCGTGCATTTCTGCATCGGACAGGTGGAACGTGCCGTCCTCCTCGTTGTAGTTCTTGTGCCACGCCCCGCTCTCGTCCTGATAGAAGTAATCTTCGAGTTTCGTGCTGTTCAGCGTCTCGAAGGCATCCAGCAGGGACGGAGAGAAGGCATAGTTCACATCAGGCAGCAGGGTCCTCATACAGACGTGTCTTGGAGTTGTAGTTCAGCTTCAGGGACTCCACGTGTGTACGGAACATCTCCCTTGCCCTTACCTTGCTGTCCCAGATCACCTCGTACTGCGAGAGAGACTTAACGAAGTCGTTCGCGGACTTGGCGTCAGTGATGAGGTTGATTGCCTCCTCCAGTTGGTCGCACAGCTCCTTGTAACGTGTGCGCGTCTCCTTTATCTTCTGTACGTTGTCATCGTAGTACTTGAAGACCTTGGCCAGCGTGTCATTCTGCTGGGTGACGTTTCCGTTCGTGTCCACGATGACCGGAATCTTCTGGTAGGCCGGGAGGTTGCAGGTGTTCTTGGCGTAGAACTTCTCCTGTGGGTTCCATGACACGGTACGGTCATTGCCGATGGCCTGCACATAGCCCACGAGGTCCAGTTCCTTCATCAGGTCCGATGCAGACGAGCCGCCAATCTCAGGACGTATGAAACGTACGTCACCGTCCTTGTCCTCACGCTCATGTGCCACGAACACTATGTTCTTACCCATCAGGGCCACTTCACGCAGGAAGTTGCTGAACATGACCTTTCTCGCTCCGTAACCTTTCAGGCTCAGGGAGCCGTCCTTCATCTGCATCTTGGAATCCTCGCGCATGATGTAGTCGGCCATGTAGTCCAGCATCTTGCCTGCCGTGTCGATGATGATTGTCTTGCACTCCACCTCGCCGTTCTTCAGTTCAGCGAGAGCTGCCACTGCATCCTCCCATCTCTTGACCTGCAGGGTGGGGCACTGGAAGGCTACGTTAACACGCTGCACGCCACCGTCAAAGTCAAACAACACTGGCTGGGGTGCGCTCAGGGCCATTGTCGATTTTCCGATACCAGGCTGGCCGTAAACCAGCATCTTGATAGTCGTAGTGAACTCCAGTTCACTTGGGTTCTTAAAACTGCTCATTGCTCTAAATAGATTAAGTAAAACATATTTTAACCGAATAGGTTGTTCTTGTCAGCGTATCTTATGAACTCTGATTTCTCGTGTATGTCCAGCTTGGCATACACCGACTTGATATGGTTCTTCACCGTGTTGGGCGAGAGGTACAGCCTGTCGGCTATGTCTTCGTTCGAGAGTCCGTCATGTACCAGACGCATGACCCTCAGCTCCGCTTCCGACAGCCTGCTGTTGAACACAGGCATGCATACTATACCCTCGTACCTGCACTCGCCTCGCATCGGGCACTCGACCTTCTCGAAGCGGAACGCGGATCCTTTCACGTCCTTGGCCGTGGTGTCCAGACGTCCGAAGTTACACTTGACGAAACGTGTGGCAATCAGCCATCTATAATAGGTGACGTTAGCCGATGAACGCGAGTACCATTTCTCCATGGCCTCGTAAGCATCCGGGTAGCACTCCATGATTCTGTCAATCAGAATGGCGATGACCTCCTTCCTGCTCTCGTCAAGCTTCTCGTTGCCTCCGTCCGATGTCAGATACCAGACGTCCGAACCTATGGTGTAGAACTCTATGTCGTCTATCCTCAGTCTTTCCATAACTTCTCTGCAGGGATTCCTGTGCGCTTGACCAGGATCTCGATGTGCTTCTTGTTCTTCGGCTTCATGCCGTACACGACCCAGTTACGGACAGTGGCTGCCGACACCTTGGCCTCGCTCGCAATCTCGTTGACGAAATCCGTCTTGGGATAGCTGGCGTCCGGCAGGGACTGGTAATAGCCCTTGAGGGTCATTTCTCCATTTTCTTGGGCCTCTTGTGTTCTCTTCTCGTCCATCTTTCTTAATTTTGTAGTGTTGTTATAAAATGGTAATGCAAAAATAGCGAATATATTTAGAATATCCTAACGAAGTTCTAAAAAAATTCGCCCTATTCTAAAGATTTTTATGAGTACCTTAAAAGAGCGTCTCTATGAGTTCCTTGAGTACAAGAACCTCAAGGCGTCCGAGTTTGAGAAGATGTGCAAACTGGGTAACGGCTTCTGCAGCAAGGCAAACGACAATGTCAGGAGCAGTTCCTTCATGCTCATCAAGACAGCCTTCCCTGAACTCAACATCCAGTGGCTGAAGACAGGCTTCGGGGAAATGCTGTTAGAATCTCCTATAGAAAACCCCTTCGACTTTCCTAACAACGAGAACCTTGAAGGTAACATGACCATCATGATAAAGATGATGCACGAGTTCATACAGCTCTCCGAAAAGAACTCCGAAGCCAACCTCATCAATGCCGAGGCGAACAAGATGAACGCCAAGAACCTTGAACGCCTCATATCACTTCTCGAAAACAAACTGCTGCAATAATGGCTATGAACATATCTGCCGAGGGGCAGGAAATAACCAGACGCTTCTTCAAAGCCATCGAGCTTCTCAAAGAGGCCGGACAGATCAGGGGACTGCAGACCGTGACGCGCAGGTACGGACTCAACCGACGTAACCTCATCCATGTGGCCGACTCTCCTCATAACACCGTACTCAAGCCCGAACTCCTTCACCATCTGGTCAAGGACTACGGAGTCTCCGCGCTCTGGCTCCTTACAGGCGAGGGCTTCATCTTCTCCTACGGCAGCGACACTGCTACCGTAGTTCCCAAGAAACGCAGACGCAAGGCCCGGGAGTCCGAGTCTTGACACGATGTCTATAGAATAGGTCATTACAGGTACGATCTCCAGAACCTCGTTATCTCCAGGCCTGTGTAGAACTTTCTCTTGTTGCCTTTCCTGAACTGGCATCTGATACCGCCCTCCACGTTGGTCAGACGGCGCAGGGTGTTCCTGTGTATACCGAGTATGCTCGCTGCCTCCCCTATGCTGTATCTGGAGGTGGGGGACAGCTTCGGTTCTTCGTTCACCATGACGTTCAGTCCTCAAAGGCTCTGGTCTTGGCGCATGCTATAGCGTTGGCTACCATATTGACCAGCATGATTAACTCGTAAACCAGCGTACCCTCGCAAATTGCAAGCATAATCGATACGCCTGTCCAGATACATACTAACTTCTTTTTCAGTGACTTCTTTTCCCAGTTGACATCATCAAGCAACTGGCATCCTGTTGTTTCTTTCATTGCTCTTGCCATCTTGATTGTTATTTTACCTTAAACTCTTTGCCAAACCGTTTTTGAATCGTATATTTGCACGGTTTTGGTAATTGTTCAATGCAAAGATACCAAAAATGATTAGAATAATCTACGGAAATCCTAAGAAATTTCTAACCCTATCGGTATTTTAACATTTGCTCCTGATTACCGAAAAACCGAAAAACTTGAAAATAGCTTGCAAATGAAAATCGTCGATGTTTCAAACGCCTGCAGTTCAAGGGCTTATGAGAACAGGATGCACGCCTGGAAAGCGTGTATACGCCAAAAGCGTATCCGGGGTTCGAATCCCCGTCTTTCCGCTCTACAACATATCCAGACAAGGATTTCACGATAAACCACCAATCAGACTTTTTGAACCTTTTGGCACTCTTTTGCACCATTCTGCACCGAAAAACTTGCAAATAACTTGCAAATGATTTTAACCTGATGGCCACCACCAATTTCTATCTTGACGCAAGAGCCGTGAAACGAGGCGAGCCAGCTCCTCTCAAAGTGAGCATCACAAAGAACGGCCGGACGTCATATCTCTCACTCGACATCAGAATCCTGCCCTGCCAGTGGGACAAGGACAAGTGCAAGGTCAAGGACCATCCGAACAAGAACGCGCTCAACTCCTACATCCAGTCTCGCAAGCAGACCATAGACTCCATGCTGATGAAGCTGACAGCCGAAGGGGAACTGGTTCGCAAGTCGGCCGTACAGATAAAGCATATCATTGCAGAGAGGCTTTCACCGGAGTACCAGAACGGAACGCTGTTCATAACCCGGTTCAAGACCTATGCCGAGTCAAGGGAGAAGCAGCGCACCAGAGACCTGTACAACCAGACACTTTCCATGATGATGAGGTTCGACAGCAAGGTCCAGACTCTCTCGTTCGAGCAGATCACCAAGGACTGGCTCATGCGCTTCGACAAGTTCCTGCAGAACACCGAGCCGTCACAGAACACACGGAGCATCCATTTCCGTAACATACGCGCCGTGTTCAACGATGCCATCGATGACGAGATAACGACCAACTATCCGTTCCGCAAGTACATGGTCAACATGGTGGCCACCGCTAAGCGTGCCTATACCGTTGACACCATAAGGGATTTGTTCTCATACCCTGTGCTTCCGCATGAGGTCAAGTATGTGGACATGTTCAAGCTCATTCTCTTTCTCATAGGGATAAATGCCGAAGACCTGTTCAACCTGACCGAGGTGGTGGACGGACGAATCATATACAGCCGTTCCAAGACATCGAGGCTCTACAACATCAAGGTGGAGCCTGAGGCGCAGGCCATCATCGACAAGTACAGGGGAACTGACAAGCTGCTTAACGTGACCGAGAAGTTCGCCAACACCCA